TCCCATGCACTATAACTAATGGTCGAGGCATCACTAATTGGTGAGGTCGACGGACATGGTGGACGCTGATCGAGGCACTCGGATAGGGGACGCATCACGTCTCTGCTGTCTAACAATCTTGGAGACCTGACAGGGAAGGAGTCGGACCAGCTCCTTGGAGATAGGGTTGACAGACCAGAACCGCCACCTATCACGAGACATAGAGGAGAGGTTGGGAAGGTGGTTACAGAACATCCAGACATGTGGACAAGCCATTATAACTTGTTTGACTTCATATTTAGTATTGACAAACAGGCCATTTTTAATGCCTTCCATAGCCGCTGGAATATCATCTTTAGCCCAATCTTGAGGCTTTGACCGACTAAGATCGAAAAGATATACCGGCATATTAGACATTTGAGAAACTAATGATAATATGTCACCAGAGCGGGCCCAACCACATACAGGTGCTTTGTAATGATATGCCATATATTTACAAAATGCACTCTTACCGATGTTACCAGCTTCATTATATAATACATTGATGGTACGATCATCGGGTTCATCTTCAATTTGGGTTTTAATTTCTTGTTGCCATGGATATAAATTAGTGATAAGATCTTGACCTAAATAAATACGTTTATCAGCCCAAGGACCAGCGACACGTGTGTCAGTCTTCATTGCATAATCTTGGAGAGATTTGATACCTGCAGTTGAAGCAGCTGACATTTCAATTCCACGAGTTGATCCATTGCACGATATAGCGATCGCTTGTACAGTCCCTGGTCTTGATTTATCATGGATATGTCCGTAACCTTGATAATGGTAATTATTTCTTCCATCAGTGATTGTATTTTCAAGCTGATATATATATTTGTCGAAGAGTTGCTTGCAGACATCTTGAATATGAGGTTGATGGGTCTACATGAGAGAGGTATGAAAATACATCACATGAGGTCCTTTTCCCAGAAATCATAACAACATGTACATGTGTGTCAGTGTGGGGGTACCTTAGTATCAGAATCAGGTACACTCCAACGAAAAGAGATATGATAAACTTGAGTTTGTTGGTTAGCACCGGTTGATTTTCTACGACCAGATGATTTATGTTCAGAAGACATATGATTTTATGAATGTAAAATAGTAGGGCTTCGGTATAATTCTGCGACTTGATTGCGGGAATGTTTCTGATTGGCCCCTTTATATTGCGCCAAAGTGTAATCTGAGGGTAGGCTAAGTTAAATTTCCGGTATACCCTAACAACATAACTTAGGGATTCCCGATGGAGTCCGCAATAATCATTGATTTTCCGCAAAGTTTTCTTAAGGGCCGCAATTTCCGGCAAAGTATTCTCCCAACGCCCATATTTAAACATGTGAGGAGGGAGCCCCAGCGACCGACGAACCGGGCGTGGCGACACATACTAGCTTATCTCTCGAACACCTTTGGCACCTCTGTGCATGCGCAGCTCACAGGCATGGCAACGCCTAAGCCGAAGGCCCCAACCCCCTACATTTGTTGTTTACACGTGTACGAGCATGCTGAAGGCGTGCGCAGCCGAAAAATTTTGACAATTCTCGCATTCCTGAGCCAACTGAGCCAAGAGTTATATAGTAACACTTTTTTGCAACGGTATTCCAGCGTCAGCGCCTAGCAAAAAAGCTAATCACAATTTCATATGCTCTCGAATATGACTGGTGGTTCGCGTTTACGTAAAGCTCTCAAGCGTAAAAGAAGTGGTGGCAAACCAACTTCTGGGCGTAGACTGTTTGTATCTCCGTATAAACGTCCTCGCACTATGCAAATGACACGCATGGTTGTTCCTGTGGGTCGAGGTCCCGTACCTCAATCAACTGTTATCACGCTAAAGTATAATATTACTTTTAGTACCGATGGAGCAAATTACGATTCTCGTTTTAATTTGAATTCCATTTTTGAGCCATTGTATGGAAGTTCCGCGCATCAACCTTTAGGTCGTGATCAATATGCGACTTTTTATAACCGTTATCGTGTTAATAAAGTCAAGTCTATTGTTACTTGCGGTTCTACAACTTCATATACTGGTGCTCCAATTAAGTTGTTAACGGTGTCTGATAATGATGCTACACGTATTTCCAATATTCAAGGTGGTTCAGAGCAACGTGGTGCTGTTGTTTCCACTTCAATTGCTTCGAACTTTGGTCCTATACGCCAAGTTCGTTATCATAGCCCAGCTCAAATCTCTGGTGTTGATGCTGCAGGTTATAAAGATGATCGTTTTCAAGCTCTTATGACTGCATCACCTGCTGAAATCATCATTTTACATGTTTGTCTCACGGACCTTATTGATACGTTACAAGCTGGTGCAACTATCACATGCAATGTTGCGCTTGAGTATAACGTTACATTGTTTGATCCTGTAACGTTAGGCACTTCATAAGCATGCTTGCGCTGGAGTTAGTTTAGTTTAGTGAATTAAATATCTTGTATGTTACATACTAAACACCAACTAGCTAATGTGGGCCAAATGCATGCACACATTTGTGTCTCTAACGGCCAGGCACTAAGCGCAGCTTGACTATCATCTATGTCATCCCATGCACTATAACTAATGGTCGAGGCATCACTAATTGGTGAGGTCGACGGACATGGTGGACGCTGATCGAGGCACTCGGATAGGGGACGCATCACGTCTCTGCTGTCTAACAATCTTG